TTTGAAATTACAAGAGCAGAGATTGATGTTACTGAGATTGGTCAGACTCTAACTTCTACTGTTCCATTTAGAACATTTATTTCTGGTTTTGCTGATGGTAGTGGTTCTGCAAGTGTTTATTCAACAGATGATGACACAAACTTAGCGACAAGATTAGTGAAAGACGTTCTACAACGTGTTCAAACTGGTGCGAAGGTTAAACTTTATATTGACCGTGTTTTAACTGGTGGAAGCGTTGATGACACTAAGAGTAGGTCAATTTTAGCTGATATTATTCTTACATCTGCAACTTTCAACGTAAACCCAGATGACGGACAGTTAGTTGAGATTGCCTTCAGACCAAGCTCTGCACCTGTATTTGATTTATCTAAGACATAAATTAAATTTTTATAACTTAACAAACCTCAGATTAATTGAGGTTTTTTTATGTTTTGAATTAGAATGGTATCAATATTATATTATTTTTATGGCAAGTAATCTATCAGCATTACAGCGTTTACAAAAAGCAGCAAACCTTGAACCAAAAAAGAAAGAAGTTACATTATCTGATGGTTCTATTTTTGAAATGTATGTAAGTCCATTAACAATGGCAGAACGTGATAGAGCACAAAGACAATCAAAAGATGATACAAACGGTTTTGCTTTACAACTTCTAATAAATAAAGCTTTAGATGAAAATGGTCAAAGACTATTTAAAGCTGGAGAAATAGATATTCTTAAAAATGAAGTAAAAGATAGTGATTTACAATCTTTGATGTTAGCTGTAATTAATAGTGAGGAAGATACAATCGACCCAAAAGACTAACGGCTGAACTGAGAAAGGATAATTTT